TTTTTGGTGGAAAGATTTATAGGATTGAATACTACAGGATCATGCGGTATAAAGAGTCACCCGCATAAGATTGTAGCTTCTCCCTAGTCTTATGATCTTCCTCCCTTGGGCGGTGATGTTTCTCCATTGCGTCACCGCCCTTTTTTATACCATCAATTCAAAATGCGGTGCATCTATAAATGGTCTACGACCCTGCGATCTGCGTAAATCTATATAAGCATTCATCGCACCCTCAGCAGTAAGATCACAACCACCAATGTCATTGATATGCCAAGCTGCTCCCCATCTTAACGGCACCTTCTCAAAGCTGGCACCCTCTGCCATAGCGTCAGCTATCTCGTCGTATAGATTAAGCTCCCATCTACCGCCGCCATTGTAAGCCATAAGATCAACAGCCAAACCATCCAAGTGTTTACTCTTCATGGTCTGCGATGCACCAGACGCAACCAACTTGCGCTGTTCAGACTTGGTGCGGATCCCGCAGATTACAGAGAAGTCTTGCTTAGTTACAGTAATAGCATAGTAAACAATGCGTTGAAGCCTGTCATCTACAGTGCCTAGTTTCTGCAAGCTGCGCTTGCCTAATACATAACCCATTACTTTTTAAATCCTCTCATTGTTCTAATGCCAAAGCTAGCAGCTATACTTGCATACATACCCCACTGTACCCACAACGGTGTAGTCTCAAGATTAGCAAAGCCCTGTGCCATTACGTCTTGCATAGAAGGAATGAAGTTCATCAGAAGAATAGCTACAAACACTACTGTCCATAGCTCGTCCTTCCACGAATCCTTACTGGCCTCTATAGCTGACTGTTCCCAATCAGTTTCAGAGGTAGCCTTCTTCAATGCTATCTCAGCGTTAGCTTTTTGTACTGCTGTCTTGCCGTCTATGTAACTACTAGCAAGGCCACTGATCGCAGTAACAATACCACTTATCATTTCTCATGCGATAGCCAAACAGCAAACGCCCCCGTCATAGCACCAGTAACCACAGAAATTAATGAAGCCTGTTGCGTTGATATGTCAGGCATAGATAAGGCCCACTCAATGCAGCGTACATAAACTACAGTCATTACAAACATCATAAAGCGAGGCAGAAGTTTGTACTCTAGTATCTTAGAAAAAACTATTGTCATTGATAACTCCTTTACATGACAGACATTAATAAATAAATTCCACCACCAAGCAAACCAATTATACCTAAAGACAAAGCAGCTATAGCAGAGTTATTAGCTATCTGTCTCTTAGCTTCCATCGCGGCATACACAGTTTCTTCTCTTTCCTTACGGATTTGTCTACGCATTTGCAACATATCGTCATATGTTGATGGGCCGAATCGCATATTAAGCATAAACTTAATCTCTTTCTCGCGCTCCATTAAAGTCTTCTTGCGAATAACAATGTCCATTGCTTCTTGTTCAATGTCACCGCTATGAGAATGTTTCTCTAAGAGAGTAGGTTTCTTACGCTGAGACTCAGCTTTGGATATGTCAGCAACAGCAGAGTACCAAGAACCAAGCTGTTTGCTTACGTCCTCTAGCTCACGACCAGCACCAACAAGAGTCTTAATGCTTTTAAATGCCACATTAGCAGCAGCGAAAGCAGTAACAGGATCAATCATAAACTGTTACCTCATTTGGATTTACCTTCTGAGGAATACAATAAGCAGTGCCATAGTCATTGGATTGTGGGTAGCCAAAGCGACGAACTAATTCTTGGGCGTACCAGTTGCAAATATCTACTCGCCTAAAATAAAGTTCAGACTTTATAGGGACACGATCTGCTCCCATGCCGAGATAAAGGACAAGAACAAAAACATGTACCACATGCTTACCCCATCCTACTAAGAATAGTAAGAAGCATAATAATTGTTGCACCAGATGTAGCTATAAGCACAGTTTCAAGTCGCTTAATCCGAGTAAAGACTTCCTTGAATTGGATTCTAACCTCAGTCTGCAAAGCAACTACATCCTTTTCTAACGCAGAAACGCGCTCATTTATATCTGGCATTGTAGTCCTAGTTTGTATCCCATTAGTTACTCCTTAAGACGGTTTAGTGGGCCATGTTATTGTGTTGGGGAACCCAGCTTGTGTAGGTACATCGCGCAGTGCTTGTCTGTATGTTGCCCAAGCAGACTTATTTACAGGAGAGTCATCAACCTGTGTCCAATCACAATTAGAAAGCAATAAATTTCTTTCGCTCCTAATGCCTGAAACCTTCAAATCAACTTCCGAAGATAACTCCTCTGATGTTTTATCTACAACTGTCCACTTGCGGAGCCATTTACCTTCCTCAAGGACAGGGGTTTCATTCTCGTATGCGACCTGTGTGTCTGGGTCAAAATTTGGTTGCGCTTCAAAAGTCAACTCATAGACGTTAAATTCTTCTAGTACAGAAGTAGGGACGTCCTTTGGAAAACTAATGTTTGGATTATCGCTCCGCAACTTTCTTAAAGAGTAGTTCTCCGAAGTTCCGTTTGCAACTTTAACGTAAGCCATATTTGTTTCTCCTTACGGCGTGATTTCGTATGTGTTTTCAGTGTAAGAGGTTGAAGAGTCTGTCCCCGATGCGTTTGATACAGAGTAAGACAGATTTGAAACTGTGTTACTAACATTGCTAGACGAAACAGACCTTGTCGTAGACGTGTACGAAGATGCTGCATACACAAAACTGCCATAGGTTCCTGTTCCAGAGCCATCGGGCGGAAGTTTAACATAAGCAGCAGTACTATTGACCCCGCTGCCTGTAACGTCCGTATCAAACGAAACTAAAACATTGTCATTTTTATCTAGCGCAAGAGAGTTGAACTGCATATTTTCAGCGGCAGACGATCCTAGAGACCTCTGCCATTGCAGAGAACCAGATGAGTTATACTTTATAATTTTAATATCTTGATCGCCACTAACTGCTTTGGTAACATAAGAAACATAAACGTCACCAGCATCGTTAACAGCCACATTATCAGTATAGTTTTTTAATAAAAAGTTAAGACTTCTACACCATTGAACTACGCCAGACGAATTTAACTTTACAATAGCTGGGCCAACATCGCTTCCTGAACTATAAGCAGAGGTCGCAAACGAGATGTAAAGGTTGCCAGAGGAATCAACAAAAGAATTCCGACCATATACGTATCCTAGACCAGAAATTCCCTTTTGCCAAACGACAGAGCCAGAAGAATTTAGTTTAATCGCAGTTAGAGTGCTGTTACTGGTTGAGGTGCTATATATTAAAAAACTATTACCAGAACCATCAACAGGACTCTTACATGTATTAGAGCCAGAGGCGACAACTGTTTTCTGCCACTGTAAAACACCAGAAGAGTTTAGCTTTACAATGCCTGCCCCGTAGTTGAATTGAACTGATCCTGTTGTCATAGGCCCACTAGCATAGATGTTATTTGACGAGTCAATTGTTATATTGTTAAAATAAACATACTGACTGCTTGTAGGTCCATACGTTTTTTGCAATTGCAAGGAGCCAGAAGAAGAGTATTTATTTAACGTAGCCATACTAGTGCCGGAACCACTTTCTAAGCCAGCGGTCCAAATACCCCCTGAATAATCAGATGCGATACCCCGAAAGTAAGTCGGGCCACTCCCTTCAAAGGTTTTATTCCACGAGATGGAACCATCCGCTTCAAATTTTAACAAATAAGATTTATTATCCCCATTAAAAGACCCAGTTCCAAAAACGCTACCGCTGCTGTTGTCCCTTATCCCAAAGTTTCTAAAACCAAAACTTGAGTGTGCAATGGTTGTAAGCCAGTATAAGTCTTCTCCCCCAGCCCCACCAGCACCTTGAATTTTATGAGTAGTGGTAAACATTAGCTACCATCTCCAACCAGTGCGCCGTAAAGCGTAGAAGAAACCTTCCAGATTGAAATTACAGTATAGCCGCTAGTTGCAAGTGTCGGTGCAGCACCTCCGTTATTGACCCAAGTCATCGTGGGCCAGCTAACAGTTTGTGCTGATCCGTCATCAATCATCAAGGTGATCCCCTGACCCGCTGAAAAAGCGTCAGAGTATGTAGTACTTCCAGACAACGTGTGCGTCTGAATTGACCCGTTATCCGGCTCCAATGCGACACTTGTACCTGACAATGCGTAGATATCCTCTACAGGAGTACCTGTTAAAGCAGCATTTGTAAGAATAGCTGACCAAGATATGTCTGTACCATCTGAACTTAAAACAGTACCCGCGCCACCTTTGGTCAGCACCGCCGTTGCCGCACTTGCATTGCCGTAAATCAAACTGCCCCGACTAAGTGCGTCTAAATAATTAAGTTCAGCGCCCGTACTAGAAACTGCTGTGCCACCATAGTTTAAATTACCTGCTGCAATAACAATTTCACCAGTACCCTTTGGTGTAAGAGCAATGCCAATGTTTGTATCGTCACCAGCCGCGCTAAGAATAGGATTGCTTCCAGAAGCATTGTTGGTTATTTCTAAATGATTAACCGCACTACCAGTTGTTTGAAATACGATTTGTTCATTACCACTTTCATCACCAATAAAGTGCGCGTCATCAATTAAAATATTTTGAGAGTTTGTGTCTAAATTACCGCCAAGTTGAGGGCTAGTATCTTCAACCACATTAGTCATTCCACCACCAGCCGCACCTGTTGCACCCGTAGCACCAGTAGCACCAGTAGGAAGACCTAAAGCAAATGTAGCTGTACCATCTGATACCGCGACAGATGCAGTAGCAGACGCACCTACATCTAATGTAGATACATTTACAGCAGCAGAAACAACTTGAAACGCAGCCTCAACATTACCAGACGAGCTATTAAATATAAGAGCCTTGCCCTTACGATCATTAACAGCAGGAAGAACCAATGTAGCAGCAGCATCATAATCAGTTAGCTGCAATGAACGATCAACAGAATCTTTAAGGTCAGCAGCAATAGCAGTAAAACGATCTAGCTCAGTATTAAGCGTGGCAATCTGAAACGATCCAGACGTAGGAAAGTCAGTCGTTCTAGCAAGCGCAATGTCTCTGGTAATAACTACAGTGCTACCGCCAGTAGCTCCTGTAACTGATATAGCTACTGCGCCAGTAGAACCACTACCACCACTTACACTGTAATGCGTAGTAAGAGTTTTCTTAGTGCCATCTACATACACATTAAGATCAGCATCATCAAAGAACTCAAATGATACAGTAAACGATGTTTGTGTAGCGCCCTCACTTACAGAGTAAGATACACGCGCTGCGTTTTGCGCTAAACTAATAGTCATACTGCACTCCTTTCGGTTCTGCTAACAGTAGATAAAACCCATAGCAACGCACAATTAAAAGCGGGATATAGCATTCGTAGCCTCATTCATTTGATTTTTCCAAAACCACATTCTAGCAAAAGGCAACGAGCGCATAATCTGTTTAGCTCCCTCACCGTATTCACCGTTAAGAAACTGACCAACGCCTTCTGCGTAATCTGTAGTTATACTTACGCCAGCACCGCCAACACCTGTAGCTGCATCTACCATTCCCATCGTTCCCTCACGCGGCGGGAACTTCGGGTTAAGCATTCCACCGCTAATATTAGGACCACCAAGGGCAAGAGAAGTAGACATAGCAGTGTAAAACAAATCACTGTATAAAGCCATAACACCACTCTGATCAAATGCCCTAGCAAAGCGATCCTCCATATCCATGTTGTCCCAAGCAAAGTCAGGCGTCTTAATCATTAGAGATAAATAGCCAGCGCCCATAGCTGTAGCTAATCCACCCCACCTGTTTTTCATCTGCCCCTGCATAAATGACCCTGCAACTTTGTTCGTTGCTGCCAGTGCGTAGCTGTAGAACTGAAAGGGAAGCCCTAGAAGGCCGCTCTCAATGCGTGAGTAGCCCCTTACACGCGCATCTTCCTTCATTCCGAACATCCGTGCCACATTCATAGGAACGTACGCCACACCGTCCACTAAGATAGGCTTGTCAGCAGGTGTACCCATCATGATTGTGTTAAGTATTCCGCTAGAAAGCGCAGACCTAAAGGCTGTTAGAGTTTCTTCGTTTACTTTTGGTTGCTCAGAATGACGTTCATAAGCTAATTTGTTAAGAGCATAGTCAGCTTTATCAAACTTAAATTGCCTGTCTTTAAGAAAAGCCAAAGCATTTTGATCTATTCTTAACTCATAGTTATCAAGAGATTCTATTTCTCTTAGAGGTATAGTTACATCGCCAAGAGCATAAGGTGTTTCTGGTCTTACTGGCCCTTGTATTGGCTTTACTTGCAATGGCCCCTGATATTGAGTCCTTAGTAATTTGCCATGAGTAAGCTCATGATAAAGAATAAACTCTAAAAAATCATTAGGCGTTTTAATTACATCTAAGTTCTCAAGCACAAACTTTCTGTGCACATAACTACCAATACCACCACCAATAGGTTTGTCTTTATTTTTGTATTTCTCAAGATCAGCAAGCCTTTCTTCTGGCGTCATGTTGTCTATACTTTTCCTAAAGTCTTTATACGCCATAAATGCTTTTTCTTTATCAACGTAAACTTTAGACGGCGATGTAACATTGCCTACTTTATCGTACTTAAAGTATTGATGCAGACCCATAGCCTCAGGATAATCACTTCTGGCAAATGCAGCGCGAACCTCTGTTGGATCAGTTATAATCTGACTAACATTAAACTCTTTGCCAAACAAAGACGTTAGCTCACCATCCGTTAGATAAAATAAATTGTGAGCTGTAAGATCAGCATGACCTAAATCAAAACCTTCTGATCTTAGTATTTCTTTGTTAAGCATAAAGTTAGCGTAGTCTTGTGGTGTAACAAACGCATCTTCTGCCATTGGAGTAGAACCCTTAGTCCAAGGCTTAGAATCAAACGAGTCTTTAATAAAATCAGGATCAAAAAGTATTTGGTTTTTGCGAACAACAACAGGAAGATACTCACTGTCTTTTGTATATGATTTGGTTTCGCCGTAAACAATCTTGCGACTTGTTTCTGGCATAGTATAGCCGCCTTCCCAATCTTTAGTGTTGGGCATGTAAAAGCCTTTAGCTGTTACTTGATGTGGTGCAGCCGCAATGTTCAATGCCATCTCTTCGCTAATGCCATAGCGTAACAGATACTCTTTGTTCTGCTTAGAGATAGTACCATTTTTCCATGCTATAGAATCCTTAATTATAACATGACCGCGAATGATTGAATCTAGTGTCTTGGCAAACTGAGTAATAGGCGACAATCCGTTAGCAATGTAAAACGCATTCTTCATCATGTCATACTTAGTTGTAGCTCTAGGGTTGTTGCTAATGTCATCAACCATACGAATGTGAACATTACCTTGATTCATTTCCAAGGCTTCACCAGCAAAGTTAGCTTCTTCGCTAGTTAATCTAACACGCTCGTTAGATAATAGTTCCATCAATCCCTTAAGAACATCACCTATCTCATGCTCCATAATAATTCGGCCAAAGTCAGGAATAGCGGAAAGACCAGCACTACCAAGATAGTTAAGCTGCGCCGCTTCCTTCATTACAAATGCAGCCTTGTTATCCCAACGATCAGGGTCAGTCTTCATAACCGAAGTAACTACACGGTCATACATATGCACAAAGTCTCTAACTACTTTGTTAATGTCACGCTGAGAATGTCCTGCCTCCATCATTTCTAGGCGCACATCCTCTAGCATTTCGTCAAAGTCTTGTCCGTCAAACATCTTAGCAAACTCATAACGTCCACCTGTTTTGTGTACGTATGACTTCATAGTATCTATAGGGTTTTGCACCATAAACTCCCAAACCAATTTGTTTGGTATGTCTAAGCCTCTGTGCTTTAAGTGCATTGATTTGCCAGAGCCAAAAAAGTCTTCGGCTTCTTCTGTAGTTTCGTTAAGTATTCTGTCTACAGTAGCCTTGGCTCTAGCGTCAGTTGCTTTTTCATTACTGTCTAATCTTTGCTTTACTACCTTACCGCTTTTATCTCTAACGTAGATAAACGGGTTATCCATGTACCACTTAGATATAATAGCCTCTAATTCCTCGCGCCTTGCTCTAACTGTAGCATGGTCAAAGTATCTAGGACTAAAGAAGTCTTCGTTAGCAGGTTTAACTTGTGTATCGCCATCAGCAATAGCATCTAAAGAATCCTGCAATGCTTCTTTGCGTTTGGTGGCTCTAGTCATTTGACTGCGAATAGATGCAACAGTCATCTTCTTGTATTTAAACTTAGGGTTAGATTCTATCTTGGCTAACCTAGCCTCAAGATCAGCAATCCTGCCATCAACCTTAACAATGTCTGCAACCAGTTTATTCTTATTACCTATAAGCCCTGTATCTTGTAAACGCTGCCCCCATACATCATAGAAATCATCCAGTACCTTACGCGCTGCAACCTCTACCTCAGTCTTAGGTTCTTC